GTACCAATAGAAACCCCAGAAGCTTTCTTGGAAAAGTTCCAAGCAGAGAAGAAGAAAGGAGCTATTGAAATTGTAAATAACTTCATTGGTCAGTTTGGAGAAGACTATCAACAAGCATTCGATGCCATATTTGTAAAAGGTGTAGATCCTAAAGAATACTTTGGTGCCTACAATCAAATCCAATCTTTCACAGAGATGGACCTTAGCCAAGAGAATAACCAAGTTGCTGTTATTAGACAAGCACTTACAGATCAAGGCTTTGAGAAAGAAGATGTAGACACAGAGGTTGAAAGACTTAAAAACTATGGTGACCTTGAGAACGTTGCTACCAAGCACCACAAAGTATTAGTAAAGAAAGAAGCTGCTAAGCTCCAACAAATGGAGCAACAAAGAGAGTCTCAATTACAACAGCAACAGGCTATCAAACAGCAGTACTATCAGAATGTAAACCAAGTTTTACAGGAGAAGCTCAAAGCTAAAGAATTTGATGGCATACCAATTAATCCAAAACTAGCTGGTGAACTACAAGATTTCCTAGTAACAGACAAGTACAAAACAAATTCAGGTGAGACTCTCACAGACTTTGATAAGACTATTCTGGAGCTTAAACGTCCTGAGAATCATGCAACAAAAGTAAAGCTTGCGTTGATCATGAAGATAATGGAGAAAGATCCTACATTATCTACTATTCAAAAGACAGGTATTACCAAAAAGTCAAATGAATTATTTGGTGAGGTTGCCAGACAAGCCCAGAAGAGTTCAGTGAAATCTAAACCAGCAACTAAACAAACTTCTTGGTTTCAATAACAATTTTATATAACAAAAATTAAAAAGAATAACAAATGGCAATTCAAACAATCCCAGGTTTAACTGGTTTTACCTATGCTAGAGTAGCTTCTATGGACAAGCGTGCAGTAGGTAAATTGACTGATGCGAACCACTTGGAAAGCTTTCACTCAACTGAGCCTGCTGATTATGATAAAAAAATCATCAGTTTGTATACTCAGAGCTCTTTGTACAGTAATGATTTCCTAGACATGATCAACAAGTCTACTCCTTACTACATTGACAACAACAGTGATGCTTGGAAGTGGCAAGTACAAGTTCCTTACAAGTTCCCTAAAATCATTGACGTTCCAACTTCAACTCAGGAATTATCTAAGCCTGGTATTGATGGACAAGAGTTTCAACTAATCATTGATACCAATGAGTTCTCTAAGAACGCAATTGTATCTGTAGGTACTCGTCAATATGGTCCACGTTTCTATGTTGTAAAAGATCCAGTTCCTTGGAACGTTGGTTTCTTATACACTTTCACTCTAGTAAGTGACAATCCAACTGTAGATTTTGTAAGTTCAACTTTCTTACAAGTTGGTATTGAACTAGAACTAGTTGATGCTGCTATTGGTGAATTTGACCAAGACTTATTAGGTCTTCCTCGTTTAGGTGAGCAAATCACAATGTTTGAATCTTTAGGTTCTGCATATGGTTATGAGCACAAAATTACAGAGTGGGCTGATGACAAAATGATGAGAGATAGCAAAGGTAATCCATTGGATATCTTAGTATATGCTCCTCAAAGACGTAACCAATTACCTTTAACTCGTAATGATGTTAAATGGGAACCATTTATTGAGTTCTGGATGCGTAAGTCTATGTTAGAATTAAAAGTTAAGCGTATGATCTGGGCTCGTCCTGGTACTGTGAAGACTAATGGTTCTAAGCAAGAATTAAAGCGTACTTCTGCTGGTGTATATCACAGAATGCGTAACAATGGTAACTTAGTACAATACAATCGTGGTGAGTTCACAGCTAACTTGATTCGTTCTGTATTTGGTGACTTATTCTACAGACGTGTGGATGTTAAAGACAGACGTGTTAAAATGTACACTAACGAAGCTGGTTTTGACGTATTCCAACAAGCTTTAAAGACAGACGCTTTAAACAGTGGTCTTACTTTCATGGCTGATTCTGGTAATCGTTATTTACAAGGAGAAGGTCAACATATCACTTACAACTTTGCATTCGATGCAATGGTTACACGTGAAACTGGTCGTGTTGAACTAATTCACTTAAAAGAATTAGACCTTCCTCAAACTAACTTAGAATTTGGACAGAACAAGAAGTCTACACCTGTATTCATGGTATTTGACGTATCTCCTATGAGCGATGGTTCTATGGTGAACAACATTCGTGAAGTACGTATGAAAGGTGCTCCTTCAATGACTTGGGGTTATATCGATGGTACTCGTCACCACTTAGGCTTTGCTAAGTCTCAAGGTATGAGTTCTGCGAACAAATTCCCTGGTTATGAATTATGGATGAAAGATCGTTGTGATGTGTTCATCGAAGATTTATCACGTACTGTGTTAATCGAAGAAATACCACAATTCTAATCTTAGGGTTAGAATTACTATACAGAGAAGAATTCCCCCCCACTCCTCCCAGTGGGGGAGTCTTCTCACACAGATGGATGGGTTAACTAAGTTGTTAATTGCATTCCCTTCGATGGGACCCATCTGCAAATAAACCAAATAAAAACAACTACATATGGGTAAGATAGGAAAAATCTCTACTATTAAGAAAGAGTACAATAACTCTCAATTGCAGACAATGCAAGGTGGACTTGCACAGAAAGGGTACACTAGGATTCCTGGTACAGGAGTCTTTAAATATCCTTACAAAGAGTTAGATGGTCAGTACAGAACTGGATTAGATCCTAAAGCTGCTTACATCAGAAGAATCTCAGATCCTCTAGAAAGAGAGATGGAGGTTGAAAGAGTAACAGAGTTAAAACAAAAGCTTGAAGATGCTTTGAATGTTGATTTGGGTCCTCGTGCTCAGTTTTGGAACTATGGCTTATCAACTTCTGTTGATGACTCTCTGCACGTGCAACCTGTTAAGTTATCAGATGGTGATAATTTCTTTGACTTAAGTGTACCATTACAAGAACTAGCGTTCGCATGGTTAAGAGTTCATCCAACAATTGCAAGCTCATATCAAGCTTGGGAGCGTGGTGAATATCCAGCAGACATCCAATATTATGTTGCTGATGATGAGATTGAGAATAAGGTGATCTTCAAGAAGAAACAACTTATTAATAAAGCAATCATCAAGTTTGATGATATGACTCCTGAAAAGAAGAAGAAAGTAGCTCGTCTACTTGGTCTCCCAGTATCAGATGATTCTAAAGAAGAAGCTGTATACAATCAGGTGGATAACCTATTAAAACAAACAGAATTCAAGAATGGCAAATATCAAGGGTTAAGTCCAATTGAGGTATTTAACAGATTTGCAGACATGAAGGAAAACTTACTCCATATTAAAGATTTAGTTAAACAAGCCATTGCACATTCTATTTATAGAGTGAGACCTAATGGTAAAGTTTACGAAGGTGAGTTTGAAATAGCTAAGGATGAAGATGATTTAGTTAAGTTCTTAGCAGATGATGACAACCAAGATCAATTATTGACTTTAGAAGGTAAATTAAAAGGTAAAAAAATAGCTTCATTATGATCCCTGTAGATAGTTTATTATACAAAATTGATCAGAAACTAAATAAACTATCAACAAATGAACATCAGCAAATCAATCTAGAAGATAAAATTCTAGCATTGAATGAGGCTCAGATAAAACTTATAAAGCAAAAGGTTGATGGTTTTAGTACTGTATCAGGACAAGGTCTAGACTCGTTTAAAAAACGCTATGAAGACCTACAAAGTCTGGTGATGGCCTACAATCATCAACCTCTTAACTTAACAATTAAGAATGCTGAATTAAATCAATGGTTTGCAAATATTCATTTGCTCACCCCTAAATACATGTTCTACATTGATAGTTATGTATTAGCAGACAAAGGTGTATGTACAGATAGAAAGATTTGGATAAATAGAGACTTGGCTAAGCATGGTGATTTACAATTCTGCTTAAACAACACTCACTACAGACCATCATTTGAATATCAAGAAACATTCAACTTCCTATCTTCTGATGAGATTTCTATATTTACAGATGGTACATTTACACCTACACAAATATACATCTCATACATGCGTTACCCACAATATATAGATAAAGTTGGATACGTAAGATTTGATGGTACAAACTCTATAAATTCTGACTGTGAACTAGAAACCTATCTTGAAGATGAGTTACTAGACCTTACAGTACAAAATCTAGCAATGTACACAGAGAACCAATCTGCTGTTCAAAGCTCCATATACAGAATACAAACAAACGAGTAATTTTTCTTTACAATTTAAAATAAAACAAAATGGCTGATTTTTCATTAACCACGCTCTTTGTGGTTCCAGTAGGAAATTCTCTACCTAGCTCTGGTTCCACACAAAATTTAACAGCTGGTCAAGTTGGTTTTTTTAAGAGTGACTACACTGTTGCCAACGCTGGTAACATTGGTGGAGCACCTTATTTCTATGTAGCTCAAGGTAGAGTTAATACTTATTTACAGGGTTCTAAGCGTTCAGACAAAATTGCTGGACCTTTAAACTCTGGAGGTAATGGTAAATCAAATGTAACAGAATGGTACAAAGTTACAGGATGTCCTACAGTATCTAACCAAGTAACTGAAGTTGGTGGTTGGACTGTTAAATGTGGTGACATCGTAACATTAACTTTACGTGGTCATTCTTCTTACGTTGATACCCTATACTTCAATGGTTTCACTCGTTCAGTAACTGTACAAGCTCCTTGTTGTGACTGTGGTGGTGATCCTTGCACTGACGTTGATGTGCCTGCTTTAATTGATCAATTTATCATTAAGTTGACACAACAAGCTCCTGGTGATAACCCAGACAACATTTCTTTCAACACTTTCTACCAGTTCCAAAGACGTGGAAATGATCAGAATGCTGTATTAGTTATCTCTGGTAAGCCTCTAACTAAATATGGTCAACCATGTGACGTTGCTGCATTCCCTTGGGAGTATGACAGATTTTACTTCCGCACATTCGTGTATTCTGGTCCTGCAACTACTGCTGACTTCATTGTTGCTGACAGATGTAACTTTGTTGCTGAGCCTGTAATTGTACAACGTTCTAGCTATCCTTCTGGTACTTCTGCAGAAATTCAACAATTAGAAAAGAATTTCTATAGCTACCAAGCTGGTTACCTTAAGCATTTGTACAGAATGGTTGGTTATAACGAAAACTTTGAGAGCTGGGTAACAGATGGTACTACCTACAATACCTTCTACATCAAGTTTAACGAGTATGACAAATCAGCTTACCAATGGGGTGATTACATCATGGAAGATAGCACTGTAATTATTGCTACTCCTCAGAACTTAAGTTCTGCAATTGAAGCTGTATTAGAAGCTGCCTTAGGAACTGTAGTTGATGACAATGCTTGTATCACAACAACATCTACCACAACAACTGTTTGGCCTAGTACTTCAACAACAACTACTTTGATTCCTTAAGAATAAAAGTAGAATCATATTAACCTATGCCAGAGGGTGAGAGGATATTCTCAAATCCTCTGGCATTTTTATTTTAAATAACATGGTCTTAGATATATTGGTAATACCAACCTATAATACCCTAACACTGGGGGTTGCTGATGCTTCAACATATGACACAGATCCTCCTAATGTAAGCTCCCCTACAATAGAAATAACAGTACCTAATTTTGGAGTGGTATCTTTACCTTTTACTCCTGATGACTTTAATATATTCAACTCTGCATCTTTAGGACTTAGTGCTGTAGGTGAACCATTGATTCCTCTACCAGATGGCATATACTATCTAAAGTATACAGTGGCACCTGCTCTTACTTATAATGTAGAAAAGAACATCATGCGTACTGAGCTTATACAAGAGAAGTTTGATAATGCATTTATGAAGCTTGATATGATGGAATGTGATCTTGCTATCAAAACACAATCAAAAGTGACACTGACTAGTATCTCTTTCATGATATCAGGTTCAATAGCTGCTGCAAACAACTGTGCTGTAGATACTGCTAACAAGCTTTATATACAGGCAAACAATATGTTAAACAATTTTATAAGGAGCAACTGTGGTTGTTCTGGAAATAATTACATCGTTAACTTTTATTAATATGGCAAACTGTAGAAACTGTGGAGCTAAATTTGGTTGTGGATGTCAATTAATTAATGGCTTATGTTCAGCATGCCATGCTGCTGCCCAACAAGCTACAAATTTTATTAAATATGTTGCAGCCAAGATTAACTAACTGTATAGAATGTGCAAGCATCCCTGTCTTGCTTCAAGATATTGACTGTAAGCTAACTGAGTTAGCTAAGATTCAATATAACAATATCATATTCTCTATGAACTATAACCTTGCGTGTAGTCCAATTGGTGAGTTGTTGAATTACAAAAGAATACTAACATACAAGTATTGTAATCCAGACTATGCCAAAGCCTACTCTGTACAGAGAATAGCTAGTAGAGTTAAAGTTTTAATTCATAAATAAATTATAAAATGTCTTGTTCAAATTGTCCTCCTGAAGCTTGTTATAATGGGTGCGTAGAGATTGTGTCTGACCAATGTGTTAGATATACAGGTCCAGATATTCCTGCTCTAAACATTACTACAGGAGATACATTAGCTTATGTAGAACAAATGATTACAGATAAGCTTGTTCCATTATTAGTTGGTACAGGTGATGTTATAACCATTGCTTCTGGTGATAAGTGTGCTCTTATTAATGGATTCCTAGTAGGAATCACTTCTCCTAATTCTACTCAATTATTCAGAGCACTGGTTAAATCTGTTTGTAGTTTACAAACTCAAGTGACTGCAGTTGCTACTGATATTGCTGTATTAAATGCTGATTATACAATTGGTTGTTTAACAGGAGTAACGTCTAGCTCAGATACACATGCTATTGTCCAAGCTATTATAACTAAGCTTTGTGCAACAGTAGCTGATCTTGCTGCTCTTGAACTTGATGTAGATACAAACTATGTTAAGCTTGCAGACTTAGATGCTTTGATTGCAGCTTATCTAGCTAGCCAAGCAGGTGGTCCAACTCAACAGTCTGCTAAAATGGTTCCTTTTGTGGCATATGAATACTATGGTTCATTATCTAACTTTGATGGAACAGGTGCTGGTATTCCAGGAAATGGGTTCAATAAGGTGTATCTATGCAATGGCTTAAATGGCACTCCTGATAAAAGAGGACGTGTTGCTGTAGGAGCTATTGCTAATGTACCTCCTGTAGGACTTGGTCTTGCCTCTGCTGTAAATCCTGCTATTCCTGGTAATCCAAACTACGCACTGTCTGGTACAGCAGGAGCAAACACTGTAACTTTGATTACATCACAACTTCCTGTACACACTCACAATGCTACTGTGGTAGCATCTGGAACAGTAGGAAATCACACTCACATAATAATGGGAGGATCAGGTCCTGGTGACAGTGCTGCTCCTAATGCATTACAAGTTGCTGCAAATGAAAAAGCAGATGGTGGTAATGCAAGTTATAAAATGTCAGTTGCTACTTCTCAAGTACACAACTCTGGCATAACCAGTGCAAGTGGAGCTGGTGCTGTATCTCTTAGTGTAGCTGTTTCAAATAGTAATGCAGGTAGCGGAGAAGCTCACTCAAACATCCAACCTGTAATTGCTGCATATTATATAATGTACATCCCTTAATAGAAACAAAATGGTAAATATTTATAATCCATGCTATACCCCAGAAGGACAAACTGCAGGTCCTGGATATTGCATTGGTACAAACAATGTAAAGTATACAGGAGCTAATCTTCCTAACACAGGTATAGAAACAAATGATAACGTAACAGTGGCTCTCCAAAAGATAGACTCTGAACTAGACCCAACACTCTTGGCCCAAGCAATTTTAACTGCCATTGGAAACAGTGTACAGTTAAAAACTGCTCTTTGTGCTTTATTGAGTGAATGTCCATAATCTAATAAAAATCAACATAAAACATGACAGTCTTAATAACATTAACCCTAGCTGGGGCAGATACAGGTCCTTTCAACATCTATTCAAATTCAGATGGATACACTACTCCACTAGCTACAGGTGTGGCTAAATCAGCATTATTAGCAGGGTACAGCTTAGCAGGTGTTCCTAATGATGCTACAATCATTAGAGTGACTTCTACAGCAACCTGTACCAACTCTATTGATATGGTTATTGCTAATACCACTACAACAACAACTACAAGTAGTAGTACAACAACAACTACTACTACAGCTCCTCCAACTACAACAACTACAACTACTCCAACTCCAGGATGTCAACAGATATTCTTATATCCTGCAAATGCTACTGCATGTGCTCATTTAGGAAGTTTAGTATTATTTGATACTGATAACTCTTTAACTCCTACAAGATTATGGCTAGAAGGTGAGTGTGGTGTAACTCCTGTGACTGGTGGTAACCAATGGTATTCTCAAGGAGCTGGTGCAAATAGCTACCAAGTAGACAATGGTGGATTCATTATTGCTACAACAGCATGTCCTTAATATAAAATATCAAAAACTCTGTTTGTTGGTTTACAGAGTATCCCCTGGCCTTTCTAGGCTGGGGGTTTTTGTTTTAACTCTAACAAAAAAAGTTATTCTATATAATTAAATTAGTTAGTAAATTTTTGGGTATATCAAAAATAGTTCCTATCTTTACGCTAATTTTAACTAAACTTACCTACATATGCCTGAAAACCAAAGTCTTTTGGAGCAACTTCAACAGATGCTGCATTGGAAGAAATCAAAAAAATACTATGCTGATAAGCTAGGAATTACAGAGGCAGAGATAGATGGTCTGTTAGCAGACATCAGAAAAGAAGAAAACGCACAAGAAGAAGCAGAGATAGGAAACTACATAGCAGACTTAGAAGATAGAGTGGTTAAGTTTACAGAAGATCTTATTAAGGGTACAGGAGAGGTGGTAGCTAATTTTAGCGAAGAGGTTAAGAGCTTAGATGAACTAATTGAGAAGTGTCACATAGACACAGATAAATGGGAAATAACTAAATATGTACAGAACTTCTGGGGGAATGGAAACAGTCCTCATTGGCAAGTCAAAGCATGGTTAGGTAAGAAGTCTACAGAACAAGTTTTTCAAGATAGTTTTGTAGACTTTTTAGCATCATATCAGCCTGTTAGTCAGGAAGTTATGAGTCCTAAGTTCTCTGAACATAAGTTTCCTGCTATGTTGGTTATCAATAAGCAAGACTCTCATTTGAACAAATATGATATTGATGGCAATAACAACATTGCTGATAGACTAGCTTCTATCATGTACAAGGTGGAGCTTATTGCTAATCAAGCACAACTTTCAAATAACCTAGAGCAAATTACATACATTATTGGTTCTGATGAATTCAACAGTGAGTTCACAGGAACTACAACTAAAGGCACTCCTCAAACAAACACTCATACATATCAAGATTCATTTAGCTTTATATGTGACCACGAGGTGTTAATGATTACAATGTTATTACAATACGCTGAGAATGTGAATGTAATCTATGTAGCAGGTAATCATGATGAGTATGTAGGATGGCATTTAGTTACTTGGTTACAAACCTATTTTAGAAATACAAACAGACTTACATTTGATGTGAGTCCTAAGTATAGAAAGTATGTAAGTTATGGTGGTTCAGCATTGATGTTTAATCATGGAGATGCTTTAAAGCCAGCTAAGCTTGCAGCGTTATTTCCAATAGAATTTAGAGAAGCATGGTCTTTCCATGACAACTTCTACATATTCACAGGAGACAAACACCATGAAGTAAGTCAAGATTTCAATGGTATTAAATTTTACCAAATTCCAGCATTCTCTAGTGCTAAGAGTCTTTGGGATGATAAGAATGGTCACGTAATGTCTAAGGCTGAAGTGACTGCCTTCTTAATAGAACAAGGTTCAGGAATGACAAATATATTCAAACAATATTTATAATGGCAACATTAAGGAAATTAGTTTCAGACGTTCGTGGAATGCACAAGTTGCTATCCACAGATAACCTTATCACTGATAGGGTTGTTGCATCTGAGATTAAGAACAACACACAGTTATTAGTTAAACGTGAGACAAAC